AAAGTCGTTATTGCTTTGTCTTGTGTTATACTCATTCTTATTAATTGAGTAGTCGGTTTGGTCTGTACAAAAAATCATTCCGTAATGCTTAACACCAATAGTTAAACTATCCTCTTCTAGTTCTATTACATCGTTAAACTCTGTGAGAATGTCGTTATAATCTTCATCTTGTAAGTTAGTAGTGTTCTCTACATTCTGTATTTTAAAGCTGTAAAAAGTAGCCTCAGTCAACTCAAATAAAGCATTAATAGTATAATAGTAACCACTATCAGATACGCTATCTATATCAATAATAGATACATCTTTTGTAGTTTCATTTCTTAACACTATTACATCATTAGAAGTAATTACACTTCGTACAGTAACCTTTAAGCTTTGCTCTAATAAAGAAGTCTTTAAAACATTCATAACTATTAACTAAATAAAATAGATTTTGTTACATAAAAAAAAGCCTACCAAATTAATGATAGGCTTTCAATTCAATTAATTGTTATTATGAAGTAACAACTGTTGCTGAATCAAATACAGTAATTAATTCTGCTTCTGTTGTGCAGTCTAAGTGATTTGCTGGTATTTTTTCTTGTCCTACAAAAGTAAGTTGATAACCGTTAACATCTCCTAGAGCAGTACCATTTGAAATAGTACCTGTGGTGAAATCCATTCCTCTTTCTAAACCTGCTAAGAAGTAATCTCCAGCATTAGTTTTTACCACAATGTTTGGTCTACCATAAGCCAACAATTTTACATTCTTAGTTGTTGCAGCATCTTGTTTCTTAAGTTGAATGGACAAAGTTTGTTCTACAAATGTAGTTCCATTCTCTCTTGAACTTGTTATTGTTTGCTCGAAACTATTCGTTCCTTTTAATTCAAATTTATACAAGTTAGATACCCCCGTAACCGTTGCTACCATATCTGTATCTGTGGCATCATAAGTTTTCGCAGTAATATCTCCGTAATTAATAAAGTAGATAGCTTCTAAGCCACCCACGGAGTCTTTACAAACTTCTGCTCTTCCATTAGCTATTAAACATGACATATTTAAAGTTTTTTAAAATTTATAAAAAAAAAGGAGGGTATTTTACCCCCCTTTACTATTAGTTAATTAATATTAGTTTGCTGAGTTAGTTATTCCGTATGTTACGATATCCTCAACGTTAGCGTATTCAACACCAGCTGTCATTCTCATAACTACATTAACATTTTTAGAACCGTCAATTGCAGATTGGTCTAATAATTTAATTTCATTTAAATCCGACATCAAACCAGTTCCAAAAAATAAGTTAGATTTTTCAGCACACAACATTTGGTTTGCAGTTAAACCATTTGCTACTTTAAGCATAACACCGTTGAAGAATAAATCTCCAAACACTTGATTTTGACCTTTACCTTCGTAACCATTAGCACCTAAACCACTTGCTCCAAAACCAGCTAAATGTTGGATGTATAATCTGTAAGCATTTTGTGAAACGTAAATGTACAAATCTTCTTTACCATAAACGGCGTCAGGAATTGCAGATACAATTTTTTGTAACTCTGTTGAAATGTTAGCAGCAGTTAAAGTTGTTCCAGCTATCTCGTTAGCAGCTGGTAAGTCAGCATCTACTGCTAATTTGGTCATAAATCCATCAAACTCTCCTGAAGTACCAGCAGCACCATTCCAAATAGACACCTCATTAGCAGCAGCAACCTTCTCGGCCATGTAAGCTAATAAATAATCTGCAAAAGACTTCGGTAGTACATCGTGTGCTGAGTATCCCATTTCTATTGCTTGCCATGTATCAATAAAATCTGATTTACAAAGTTTAACATTTACTTGCAATTCCTTTGGTACTATTGACCTCTCAGTCAACGTTACTGTTGATGTTGCTGAAAAATCACATGATGCGTCTTTTAATAAACCATCAGTAGCTAATTTGTGAAGTATAGCCTTATACTTTACATTCGGCATAACAGTTACTAAATCTTTTTCTAAAGTTGGTGCGCTTAATAATGAAGCAGCTACCCATTTACTTGCACTTTCTCCGGCGTAACTTGTAGTTACATTTACTGTTGTTGACATTTTTCTCTCTTTTTAATTATTAATTATATACTTTTTCTAATATTTGTGAAACTTTAGACTTTGATTTGCCTAACTTTACAACTTCAATTTCTTTTTTATTTTCAGGATTTTGAACAATAGGTTTTACTTCCTCTTCTTTTAGTTCAACTTTAGGCTCTTCAACTTCAGAAAGTTCAGTAACCTTAGCTTTTAACTCTTCAATCTCCTTTTCTAGTTTTTCCTTTTCTTCTTTAGAAAAAAACGTTTCCTTTACTTGACTTTCAACTGTCTTTTTAACTGGCTTTTCTTTTTCCATTTCAACATCTTCTTTCTCTTCTACGACCTCTGATTTCTCTTCGTTAGCCTCTTCTTGCTTTTCAATAATTTCAGAAATGATACCCTCTTCTTTAATTGATATTACTTGTCCATCCTCTAACTCGTAATCTCCGATAGGTAAAGCTACCCTTTCCTCTTCATTTACAATAAAAATAGGTTGGTCTTTTTCTAACACCTCAAATTCTAAGACAGTAACACCATCTTTTAACTTCATTTGTTCTAACTTAATCTCCATTCCTAAAAAGGTTTTTAGAGTGTTAAGTGCTTCTTTTACTTCTTTCTTCATACTTATTAATTTATGTATTTATTATTTGTTACATTTTCAACCTCTAGCAATAGACCTTGTACGCTCTTCTGCTAGGTTATTTTTAATAGAAATTCTTTGTCCGTTTGGATTTCCAATACCTTGTGCCTGTAAAGTGCCATCACAACATTTACTTGAATAAGTACCGTTATCACAGATGCAACCTCTTTTGCCTCCCTTTGGACTTGTTTTACTTACTGTCTTTTTTTTAGCCATTTTTTATTTATTTATTAATCGTATATTTCTATTTTAATTGGAATGTTTACAAAAGCGTTGTTATACTTTATATTATCTCGAAAAGACTTTAAAGCTATTGTTGTACTACTAGAATAACTTGCTTGAAATGTATATGGGTAAAAGCCTGAAGTACCTATAATTACAATCGTACTACTATTTAATGTCGAAGTTGAAAAATCAATAGTATAATCTCCTACATTATTATAACTAGTTGTAGGTGTTATTCCTAAAGTATTTTTAATAATTGTTAATGCTGGTGCATCTGTGCCACTTTGTGATATAAATCCACATAAAACTCTACTTGGTAAGCCTAACTCACTTTTTAAAGTTTCAAAACTAACTTTTTTTGTCGTTGGTGTCGAATCATTTACAATAAAATCATTATCATTAGATAGCGTTGTGACTTCGCTTAAACTACTTATTTTTGCCATTTTAAATGTTGTTTAAAAATTCCTTAATTGCTTCAACTTCTTCGCTTTCCTCCTTAGTAGCTTCTAGTTTATCAAAACCATCATACATACCCTCTATTGAATAGCCTTTAAACTTACCTTCTTTAATATCATTCCAAATGTCATCGTTGTATATCTTTGACATAACAACCCATTCTCCACCTTTAGCACCTAAGTTGTAAATGTTTGACTTATCATTTTTAGCATCCTCAACAACCCAACTTTCAATAACATTTATTCCTTTAACTTCCTTTTCGTGTTCAGTAGTAAATTTATTAAGGTTTAGTTTTTTCATAAACAATTCACTACTTTGCGCAACTGTTTCTTTAGTGAAAAATATGTTAAACTCTTTGTCGTTTACTCGCCTGTAAATTCTCTTTTCAGGTACTAAGGCAAAACCTACTACGATGCGCTTTTCTTCGTCTAAGATTTTTAACTCTACTTCTTGACTTGAAAGCATGATAAAGTTCTCCTCTATTGCTGGACTATCAACTAAACTAATTGCAAAAACACCATCACTTTCGTTTTTTATTGTTAGTTCAATTTCTTGTAAATCTTTTTTCATATCTATTAACTTTTTTAATTTATAACGTTGCGTTTCTTTGTCTATTTCTGTCAAGTGCTTGTTGTGTTGTAACCTCTCCACTAACTACGTAAGCCTTGCTAGGTTGTGACTTTAAAGCCTCTAATTGATTAACTCCACTGTCCCCTACAATGTTAAATCTAGGCTGTACAGATTCAGGAGTTGAAAGGTTAGGGATTGAACCACCACCACCACCACTAGGTGCAGAACCAGCATCGAATTTTTGTGATGCAATCTTTTTAACATTTAGTAAACCAGCAGTTACTGCAGCAGCAGCAGCAATACTTTTAATTATTACACCACCTGGTGTACTCGCAAATGTACTATTAGCAGCTTTATAAGTGTCTATTGTTGCACTCGCTATGTTTGCAGCCTTTTGTATTTTAAAGGCTTTCTCTTGTTGCTTCCTAGACTTTCCAGCAAATAATTCTGCTAAATTCCCAATAGCTGAAAGTGTAGATTGAACTGATTGTATCTTAGCATTTCTTAATTGCTCATCTGATTCTTTTTGTTTTTTATTTGCTTCCTCATTTATTTCAACACTTCTATTCGCTAACTCTTCTTGTGCTAAAATAACTTGCTGGTCTAACTCTTGTTTTCTAGAGTTATATTCTATTTCTGCATCTAAACGAGATTGTGTACCCTCTTTGTATAAACTCTTCTTTTCTTCTAACCTTTGTAATTCTAAATCTCTCTCCTCTTCTGCTACATCAATTAATGCTTGTAGCCTTTCTTGTTCATTCTCTATACGTTCAGCTAAAAATCTTTTCTCCTCAATAGCCAACACTTGTTCAGCTTCTAGTTTTGCATTAACCAACTCTAATTTCTCCCTATCTAGTGCTAAATCATTAGCTAATTGTTCTGAACGTAAACCCTCAATTTGTGCAAGTACTCCTTCTCTGTTTGCTTGTGCTTCAATTAATGCAGTTCTATTTTCTATTGACTGGTTTTTATCAAACTCAAATTGTGCAGATTTTATTTGTAAGTCAGCTTGTTTTAACAATGCCTTTTCTTGTTTATCTAAAACCTCATTTAATTCATCATTTGCTTTTATCCTTTCGTTAATCGAATTACGCTCTTCATCTCTTACTTGTCTTAATTTTTCTGCTTGTCGGTCATACTTTTCAATTAATAAACTTTGTTGTGCTGCTGCTATTTGTGCATTGTTTTTAGCTTCTACCATTGCTTTGGCTTGTTCTTTTGCAGCTTGAACACTTATATTAGAGACCTCAGTTATGACCTCTTTAGTAAATTGTCCTATTTCTCC